TGAGCACCTAATGTTAAATTACCAGTTACACCTAATGTAGTTGCCATATCGACTGCTCCGTCAATATCGACAACATCAAGATTGGTTGTACCATCTACGTCAATATCACCAGATATATCTAAAGACGTACCCGTTAAAACTCCCGTTACACCTAGAGTTCCACCAACAGTTGTGTCACCAGTGACGGCTAACGAGCTACCAACAGAAATACTACTAGTAATTGGTAAATTACCATTCGCATCTAAAAAGACAGCTTTCTCGGCAGGTTGAGTACAAAATATTGTTCTTGTACCATTCGCCCAACTGACTTCAGCATCACTATTACTTGATTGTAATATAGTGGATCGAGCTAAAGTTGTTCCAGATAAAGTGTAAGTACCAATACCGACTTCAAAGTCAACACCATCCGTACAACAATAGTAAGTTGTATTGCCATCACCCACTTGAGAAAAAGCTTCAAAACCATTTTCTGCACCCGCTAATGTATAAGTGCTAGTCCCTGTTGTTGTGGTTGTTTCTTTAACTCTATCTTTTAAAACTAATGCCATTCGTTAAGTCCTCGGTCTTGAAGGAAGACCTCGTCTGTAAGCATCATGATTCTCTCTTGCTTCTCCAAGATCCTTCAACCTAGATAGTCCATCCATAAATCGTTTCTCATATATAGAGATAACATCTTGTTCACCCTTCATAAAAGTATACGCTTCAAACAAGGCTCCGTAAAGAAGTACATTCGGTGCATTTGCACTTATCCAAGTTGTACTAGAACCAGAATCCACTAAGCTTGTTGGTCTATAAAAATAATGTAATTCAACTGTATACGCTGAGTTAGGTGTCGGGGCTAATAAAAAGTGATCTACGCTAAACACGGCATAGTATTTAGGTACACCTGTTGTCGAAGCGTTTGGTGTATACTCTCTTAAAAAATTAACATCTTTTTGTAATAAGAAATTTTCTGATCCACTTGTTGTTATCTGCAAAGAAAACACAGCTAGTAAATCATCCGGAACAGATAAAAATTGATCAGAAGCCGTCATAGCTGAAGTAACATTCTTTCTAAAATATTCTAAATCAATAGACTCAAATATTCTGTCTTCGGCTGCTTTGATAAAATTAGGAAGATTAGTTACAAATGTAGCTTCTTCATTGTCTGTGTAATCTTGTATAGCTGTCTTTAATGTTGCAAATGTAAAACTCATTTATGTCCCCAATGTAACTGGGCCAGCAGTAACTCTACCACCACCACCTCTTACTTCACCTGTTGTTGCCGTACCACTACTGGCTGAAAATGTGTAAGTATCATCATTAACTTTAGTTATACTATATCCCGCAGCTTTTTCAAGGATAGTGCTCGTAAAACCATCGAAGCTAGAAACATTTCTAAAGCGTACTGTGTCACTTGTTGATCTACCATGAGAAGGTTCTAATACAGTTATTACTGCACTACTCGATGTACTAGTAAAAGCATTTAATCCAAGAAGATTCTCTACGGTCACTTCTGTGCGATTTGTAACTCGTGGTTGATACAAGGCTGTCGGATCAGGTCCAGGTCTACTAGGTTTTAATTGTGGGTGTTTAATCTCATATTCATCAGGACCAACCTTCAAACCATTCCATTCGGTTTTCATTTCTCGCAAGCGGTAACGAAATCCAGAACGATCTGAAAAACCCCATGCTTTTTTTCCTGTTGCATATCTTGCCATATCAGTAACTATAATACGTCATGCTAGGTGTTAATTTTAAAGGAGTGCTATTTGCATCCTCGGCTGCTGCTCGTTGAAATTCTTCTTCATAAACGGCTTTTAATAACTGTACTCTTTCTGGTGCTTTCTTCATTGCTAAATAATAAGCAAGACCAGCCACCATACAAGGAAGGAATCTAAATGGTGTGTCTGCGTTATTAATTAAAGTATCAGCATCTTCAATACGTCTTACATAATAATACACTAATGTGTATGAAGCATTTGGTGTTGACCACAAAGTAATAGTCGGAATAACCTGCCTGTCAAAAAAGTATTGGCTAGGCTGACCACTATTAGCTTTGTTTGGAATAGTTAAATACTCACTTCGGCTCATCTGACTTAATGTAAAATCAACATTACTACTGTTTCTTAAAACAACTTCTAGTAAGTCAACATAAGTAGCATCAAACGTATAAGTCGCTGTACCAGAGGTTATAGCTTTTGTTTCTTGCTTGACAGTCCACATGTTAAGACCACGATTCGCCCAATCAGCGAACATAAGATTCAATGAACGTCTAGCTGTCTTTGCGTCATAACCAGTACGCATCTCCAAGCCACAACGCTCATAAGCCTCTTCTATTATTTCACCGACATCTAAATCGAAATCTCTTGAACCTGATGTTGTCATTTACTTCTTTCTCCTAAGAGATTTAACTCTTCTAGGCTTACCTGCCGGTTGACCTAATTTATTCTTCTGATTTATTCTACTACGTTTTTCAGCAGAAGTCATCTCCGAAGAAGTCTTCGGAGTTTTAGAAGAAACTCTTTTGCTTGGACGACAATAAGGAGTGCCTCTTTTTTCTCCTTTTTTACGACCACAAGCCTTACCCGTTTTTACATCTTTCCAATCTTCCTTAAACCATCTCTTTAAGGCTAATCCTGCTTTTGTTTTTCTAACTGCCATTATGAATACTTTGTGACTTTACGTCTTTCATTTAAAACTTGTCCACAACCTCTTGCAATGTTTGGGTTTTTAGATTTTCTTTTTGTAAAATTAGCTTTACCATTTTTAGCTTTTACTTCTTGTTCTCTATCAACTTTTTTAATGGCTTCTATAAGACCACCATCTTTTTTCTTTTTTGATTTATTGCCATAATTAGCAGCACCTACCTTTCGGCATTTTGCGATGGCACCTCCAGCATAGGCACTTGGAAAAACTTTAAAGCTTGCTTTTACTTTCCGATAACATGCGTCTTTTGGCATTTCTTAACTCCTCTAATCCAGTTACTCGATAACATCTACATGACCATTTTTTTTTGCCACAAGATAAACAATACTTAACTGGACTTCCTTTTATTATTTGTTTTTCTTTTTGTTTTTCTTTTTGTTTTTCGTGTTTTACTTCCAACGGATTTCGCTATTTGTTGTGACATCGAGCTTCGCAACATTGTCATTTGGTAAACTCCTTCTTATAAAATCTTCCCATAAAGGTTTTATCATTTTATGGTTTTCAGAAACTTTTTCTGCCATGATAGCTGTTCGTTTATCAACTTCAACTAAAGTAGACACCGACCAACCAATAGCTCCTGCGAATAAAACTATACAAACACCAGTTGATACTTCTTTAATATTCATTAGCACTTCCATCTTTTACGAGCTTGTCTTAAACGACTATTAGGATCTTTTGCAGCTTTAGGAAACTTCTTCATTTGTCCTGCTGATCTTGCACAATATGACTTGCGTCTTTTTGCAGACTTGCTACCCGCTTTAACTTTACCAGTAACAGCTGTTTTTAATTTACTTCCAGGGTTATCTTTACGATATTTGGCAACACCCTTTGCAGTCATTCCGGCACCAGATTTGGTAGGTCTCTTTTGACCACCGCCTATGGTGTGACCCTTCATGGTTCCTTTTTTCTTTTTCTCAGCCATTTCTTTTCCTATGCGAAGAAAAATGTCATCATATCTATTGTACCAACAGTGTATCTAATACTAAGACCACTTTCAAATAAAATACCATTTTGAGGTATTGTTCTATCAAGTGTTGTATTATCAGTGCCTATTGTTCTAGCTTTAAACAACACTGTTCCTGATTCTGGGCTACCATCAATGAATTCAATAACACCTGCTGTTCCACCAGATACAATTGAAAATCCTTTTAAACGAACTCTACTACCACCACCAACGGCTTGTGCCGCAGAAGCGATAGAGCCAACTTCTATATTTCCTGCAAATTGTGCAGAACTTGTTACTGAAGTAATTGTCTTAAAGTATTTAGTACCATCTACAGCTTCAGCAGAACCAGTAGAAACAATTACTTCTGTAAGAGCATTATCAAAAACATCCGTTCCAACAATAGTATTTGTTTTAGCATTATCACTTGTTCCTGCTGTGGTTACAGTTAAAATTCTGGCTCCACCAGAAGCAAAGGAAGCGTTTGCTAATGTTGCTGTTGTATTAGGTCTTGCTGCGGTAACTATAAAGTTATCATCTGCTGCAACCTCGTCACTTATAAAGGCTGGTTTTACATCTGAAATAGTTCCTGCCATTTTAATCTCCTTATAAAAGGTGGGGGTAATTAGCCCCCACTATCGATTAGTTATTAGCAGATGTAACTGCGATTGTACCACCAGATGTTCTGATCATCATCTTGACTGCCATACTGTCTGTATCAGCTGCGGCTTCAAAATAAATATATGAACCTGCTAGTATTGTTGTTTCTGCTCCAGAAGCTGTTAAGATAATCTTAGCGTGAGCATCTGTAGTTGTTGCTTCACGCTCTAGTACATTAGTTCCAGCACCTGTAACAAATGCTTCAAAAGAAGAAGCATCAAGTTCATTATTTGTATGTACTTGTAATGTTAATAAGGCTGATGCAGCTATGACATTATTATTAAAAATAATTAAACTTTTGTGTGTGTCTGAAGCAAGATCAGTTGTTGAAGCTGTTAAAGCTAAAGTAGAACCAACATTACCATTATATCTTACAACACTTTGATTAGCTGCAATCGATGTAGCACCTGCGGCAATTGTAAAGTCTGTGCCAACAACACCTGTCCCACCAAAGATAGCACTTGTTTGTGCTGCGGTAGGAACGGCTGTTTGTCCAGCTATACCTTCAAGAGCAATAGCTAATTTAAGAGCTGTAATCGGCTCAGTAAGAACATCATCTACGTTAGCTACAACACCTGTTGCACCAAACTTACCGAAGTTTTGATTCCATTGTGGGTTTAAACCAAGCATTGTTGTTCCAACACCTTCATTAAAGAATGAAGTCATTCCATTAAAATTAGCAAGAGTTGTGTTACCTGTGACTGCTAAAGTTCCGCCTACAGAAGTGTTACCACTTGAGTCAATAGTTGTGTTAGATGTTTCAGCACCTGTTGTGCCATCTGTTGAAAATTGAGTAAATCCGTTCTCGGCTCGGACATTACCCTTAAAAGTTGTATTAGCCATGTAAATCTCCTATCTTGGCAAATGTCAGTTACATGATGTAACTGTTAGGTTTAGTTTATTATACACAAAAAAGGGCAGTATGTAACTGCCCTTTTTTTAAAGTTTTAATTAAGCTTACGCTCCTGGTGAACCAAACATGGCACGAGGATCAGAGAAACCAAAAGAATATCTTTCTCTTGCTTTATATCTCATGTTTCCTGTCTCAAAGTCTGGATCCATAGCTGTTGCTAAAGACATACGCTCAAAGTGCTTTAAGCCATTTGGTGCGTCTGTCTTAATGAAGAAAGCATCAGTGTCTGTCAAGAAATCATTGATCACATAACCATTTGGTAACATGCCTGTTGACTTCATAGCATTGACATCGTTGTCTGCTGTTCCTGGTCTAAGGTTAGAAGCCATTAATCTTTCTGCCACAAATTGTAGCTGACGAGGTATAATTAACTTCATGCCTCTTAAAGCAATAATTAATCCACGCTCATCAGTAAAACCTGCAATACTGATTAATGCATCTTCCAAAGATGTTTCGTTAAGATCAGCTGCTGCAACATTGTCTAACGTACCACCATTTGTTAATGGATGATCTGTTACACATAATGCTTTTCCATCACCACCTGTTATGGAAGTGTCGAATGCATTATTTAATACACCTGCTGCTTTTACTTGCTTAGTATGTGCCATAGATCTTGCAAGTGCTCTCGTATAACGTGAAGAGATTTTGTCATAAAGGTTATCCTCTACGGCTTCTTCTGTTATTGAGAATGCCATTGCAACGGTCTCATGGTTATACCTTGCAGTATAAGCCTCGTTTGCATCGTCAAATGTTACTGCATTACCCTCTGACTTAGTAGGGGCTGCACCAAATCCACTCAACATTACTTCTTCTTCAAACGCTCTGTCAGATGACTCGGTGTCGAAGATTTCAGAATGCTGACCTTCATATCTGTCGTATTCCATACCAAAGAGAGCGTTTAAGCCAGGCTCTAATTCTTTAGCAAGTTGTGCTCTTGAAATTGCCATAGTTAATTACTCCTTATGATATAGCAGCATCAGCGTCACCAGAAGAACTAGCAAACACATGATTGTTGAGTTTAACGATATAAGAGATACCTGCGGCAGAGTGATCAGCGTTAGTCACATCTTCATGAATGCCCACTATCATTAGAGGGTTTGAAGGATCTGAGTCTTCAGCTGAAGATATATCTACCATAGCACTAGAAAGTCCTGTTGTGCTATTTCCAGCAGTTGCAGTTGCAAATATTGCTGTTTTAAATATATCCACTCTTGCGACAGCTAAACTTGTGTTCGTCCCGTCAGAAGCAATAATAAACTTCTGCATAGGATTATCGTATATAAAACACTTGATATCAAAATTAGCGTTGGCAGTACCATCACCGCCCCACTGATTTTTGAAAGTTAGTTTACCTGTTGACGCATCAACGTATTCACATCCAGCAAATACACCAAGGAGTTGTTTACCATCTCCTCCGGCACTTGTAATTATTGCTGCGGTTCCACCTGTCAACTCGACTTCAACTGGAGAACCCTGGAAAATCGCTGAAGCATCGCTTTTGATAAAGTACTGACTAGTCGAATTGATGCCACCACCAATAACACTAATCGGCTTTAATCCAAACTTTACGTTTACATTAGCCATCTTTTAGCTCCTTTTGCTTCATTATAGTTACTCGGTTGGTTTTGCTTTACCACCGAAAGATACACGACTTTGCCTATCCGTATGGATCGGCATTGAGGGATGTTGTTCCCTCATTAGGTTTTCATCCACGGCTTTCATCTGGTTGCGGGTCTGGTCCCGATAATATTCAGTTCTTTCCTCTACCGTTTCTTCTGGTATTCGTGCAAGCATTAAACCACCTACACCAATTACCCCTGCATTCTTACCCTCTTCAATTGTCGGATACGAAGCTCCAGAATCTGGATATTCATCCGCTCTAACTGGCTCCCAGCCTTCCCTGAATCTTGAGTGCATATTCGTTTTATCATCCTCACCTCTTAAATGAGTTCTGATCCAACGATGCTTGTACCCAGCAGGTGCGTCCGGCATAGCCAACTTCGATGGGGGTGCCCAAGGTTTTCTTCTTTGGGTCTTTGCACGAGTTTGGTTATCTCGTGTTGTTCTATTACTGTCTGCCATGTTTTACTCCTTCACATACTTAGCATATTCTTCAAGCGGAACATTCAGCCGTCTCGCAATAGCAATTTGCGAAGCAGTCAACTTGACTGTTCTGCGTCCCTTTGGCGTTGACGACTTAGAAGCCGTTGTCCCAGCAGAGGCGACTCTGGGACTATTAGATTTTTTCGGTGTTTCTTGGAATTTATGTGGAAACTCCGATCTAATCCTAGTATCTAGTTCATTATAGTACTCATCTGAGTTGGGGTCAAACCCCTCATCCTCAATTAATTGTTTATGTAACCCAAAAGCGGCATAAGTCATAGTTTGATCTTGTCCAAACCATGAGTTTTTCTGTGCCCAACCCTCTGCTTTCGGATCTGGTTTAGCTTGAGGTGCTTGTGCTTGAGGTGCTTGTGCTTGAGGTTGTTGTGCTTGTACCTCTTGAGTTCTTTCTTCTCTAGCTGCTTTCAATTGAGCAAGTCTAGCTTCTTCCATAGCAATTCTAGATATGTTTTGCTGTGCATCGTACATAGCATCAGCATTACCATCTTCTAGTGCTTTTTTATAAGCCTCTTTAGCTGCTATAGCTTGAGATTGAACTCTTGTGTCAAATTCACCAACATAAGTGGTATCTAACTTATCAATCCTTGTTTTTAATTCTTCGTTTTGTTTTTTAACTGCTTCTGCATAATCTACAGCTGCTTGTCTTTGTCTTTCTTCTTCACGAAATCTGTTCGTAAGTTTGCTAATACGTTTCTTGACAGAGTCCGAATACTCAGACAAGTCATCAACATTCTCAGGTTTATCTTTTGATTCAACAGAGACTTCATTGGATTCTTGTTCCTTATTATCTTCTATCTCAATTTCTTGACCTTCTTCTTCTAGTTCTTCAACTTTAACATCTTCTTGCATACTATACTCCGTATGATTTGATGTCGTCAGGATCGACAATTGTTGCAATGACTTCGTCATCATTGATTATTCGTACTTCCCCACCTTCTATTTGAAAACGTGACCCAGCATAACGACCAATACATACCCAGTCGCCTTCCTTACACCATGGTCCACCATCACCAAATTTGTCTGTATCTTTATAAGCAAGAGGTCCGACTTTAGTAACATAAGCTGTAACAGTAGCTCGTGCTTCTCTTTCTCTCACTGGATCTGGAACGTAAACACCACCATCAGTTTTTTCTTTACCCATATAAGGCATAACTAATAAACGCCATCCTGTGGGTTGTGGTATTCTGTCTATGATTTTTAACTTCTTTGCTTCTTCTTCGGCTTTTTTCTTTGCGTTCCTTTGTGCAAGAACGTATTCAGGTACTATCAGAGTCATCGTCTACCTTTTTCAGCAGGGTTTGTATATGTTCCAACGCATAAGAAAGTCCCTGTATCTCTCCTACCATTGCCTTATAATGACCAATATCAGATGCACTGCCACTGGTCAAGGAAATACTTATATCATCTATTCGATTTGTTAAATCTTTTTTATATTTATGTAGAAAATCAGCTATGTACATTATCTGTTCCGATTTCTATATAATCGCATATGCACAGAATAGTTTGAGTGTAATCTTGTTTCTGGATCTTTATACGCCTCTACACCCTTTGCATCTTTATCATTTTGACTTGTTTGAATTTTTCTTGTGTCTAGAGAAATATCAGAAACCATATTATTCTTAGCACTATCTGTTACTTCTGGATTTATATTTGCTATTCCTGTATTAAAAGCTTCACCTAAATTTTCTCCAGCAACCATAGGATTTGCAGTTACTTCTTCTCTTGTAATATTAGCTGGGGCACTACCTTTATAGTTTGGATCTGCCATAGATTTATTTTCAGGTTTACCTAAATTAGCCGCCCAATCCATTGCCTGTGTAACAAGATCCGTTGTTTCATCAATAACAGCTTTTCCTATCTGTGTTCCAGTACCACCAGTAAGTGCGTTAAATATTCCTCCATAAGTTCCAGTACCCTCGTAGCTTGGACTATTTGGGTCTTTGGATGGATCGTAAGTCTTACTCGTATCTAAAGTAAAATCTTTTGTCCCTAGTTGAGAGACTATTGGACCTATTGGTGTAGCTGCTGCAATTAATCTAGCAGTCAATTCTTGAGGGCTAAACTGTCTGTCTTGTGTAGCTACATTTCCGTAAGCAGTTTGTTGACCAGCATTATTTCCAAAAATGCTTCCGTAATTATTTCCTCTAAGACCTTCTCTAAGTATCCCTTTTTCTTGATTGCCTTGTATGTTTGGATTTCTAGCTAATCGATCAAAATCTTTTTGTAAAGCGTTTAAAGAAGATTGATCTAATCCTGTAGGATTGCCTTTACTTGGCCCAACGCTACCAGATCCCGAAACTCCATATGGATTTACATATTGAGAATACTGACGTTGTAAATCATCTATTGTGTTTCTTTGTCCCCTATAATCCAATCCTCCCATATAATCCGTAAAGCCAAGTTGTCTTGAACCTTCAAAAGGGTCTTTTCGATCTATTCCTTTAAGAGCCATAAACTCGTTAAGATTTAAAAGAGATCCTTTGTCATTAAATTGATTGTAGATACCCGTTCTGCCTAATTGCGACATTGCTGTGTTTATATTCGATCTTCCGTAACCAACTCCAAAGTCAGCACGACCACCGGTTCTTCCACCTGCCCCAATACTATCCATATAAGCAAAATCAGACGGTGAAAATAAATTACCAAGTCCTATCTCTCCACCAGATGGAT